GAAGCACCCCAACAAGACGAACAACAAACAGAAGACATAATCATGGCTGAACTTGATGTTGCTGAAGAGCAGGTCGAAGAGCCAGTAGAACAGGAGACCTCTAATGAACAGGAGAGTGACAGAGAAGAACAGTCCAGTGGTGATGTGGACCAGCCAGTGGAAAGTAGTGGGGATGAGGAAAGTGATGCAAGTGGAAACGAAGACAGTGATACAGAAGCCACTGATGATAGCGGTGGGTCCTCTGAATCCAGAGAGCAGGCTCGCCCAACTAGAGAACAGAAGCGTGAAAGCCGAAGAGCAAAAATCGCAGAAATAGCAAAACAGAAAGCAATGCAGTTAGCGAATAGAATGTCAGAAGCGGCATCGTTTGAAGCACAACAAGCGGTCCAACAATCTATACTTGCTTTCATAAACTACAACCCAGGATTCTTAGATTACAAGAATATGGGAATACAAGAATTAGATTTTTACACACAAGAACAAATGCCAGATGGTGAGATTGATAAGAACGCTCGTGGATTACGAAATGGTTTGGCGCAACAAATTCTGCATGAGAAAATGGTTGACATGCAGTATGAGAGGTAGACAAATGAAGATGATATTAAGAGGATGTCAAATTGCAGTCGTACTGTTTGCTACACCACTATTGGCAAGCGACCCGATGAGTAACAACGATATGATAAAAGAATGTTTGAAAGTAACAGGATACAACTACGAAGAGCAAGACCCACAGAAGAGAATTAATTCCTACAACTGGAACTTGGGTGCAGATTGTGTATCTGGTTTTCAACACAAGAAGTTTCTCGAAAGAAAAGCAGAGTTGCAAGAGTTTCTAAATGAGAAGCCGTGGTTCAAAGGTACTAACTGGAAGTGGCAAGAACGTGCAGAGTATACTTGTACTAAGCAATACCACACAGGTCTTACAGTATGTCACAAACCATATTACTTAAACTAGGAGAAAGATATGTCTGAACAGACAGAAATGGAAATCGCAGGTGTAAAATTCAAGGGGGGTAAAATCTTTCTTGTAATCACTGCGCTTTCAACACTTGTCGGTGGCGCATACGGCGCATTCGAAGTGTATAAAGATTATATGGATATGAAAGAACAAATACAAAACTATGTCGCACCTGACTTGTCAGGTATCGAAAAACAAATCTCTACAGTCAATGAGCGAGTTGTTGGTATGAACACGAACATGAATGAAACTGCCGAAAGAGTTTCGGATATTAAGAATGACTTGCGTGACGACCTAGTTCGCATGGAAAGAATTATTGACCAGTTAGAAGATAAGTTACAAGAACAAGATGGTGATGTTCGTCAGATGATACAGAACGCAGAAGAGCGTTTTGAAAACAAACGTGATGCATTACAGAACGATTACGATAGCGCAAAGGAAAGACTACAAACTCAAACGGCTCAGGAACTCAAAGATTTGGAAGACAGATTGAACAAGAGACTTCAAAGAGCCCTTGACAATCCTCTTGCAAATTAACCCTTGACAACAAGCCCAAGTTATGATATCATGTAATCATAATCGAAAAGCGTTAGGATTTATTATGAAGTTATACACAGCAATAGTTGGATGCATCGCTCTAGGTGTAACCATGCTTATGGCTATGCCTAATCTTGAGGCAGATACTATAAACTTGCCTGAAGCATATAATTCAGAACCTGTGTACCCTGTGGATACACTAGACTTGTCTGGAGAAGATACTGAGGTGATTTGCCTAGCAAAGAATATTTACTATGAGGCTGGCAACCAAGAACTTGCAGGGAAGTATGCAGTATCCCATGTAGTGTTCAATCGTGTTGACAGTTTTAATTTTCCCGATAGTGTGTGTGAAGTAATCTACCAAGCAGAAACACGACCAAGTTGGCAGGATGAGAATATTAGAGTTCCCATTCGAAATAAATGTCAGTTCTCTTGGTACTGTGATGGTAAGCCAGATGACCCTGTGGGTGAGAACTGGGAGATATCTTTGAACATTGCTATCGACATGTTAGAAGAACGCAGAAATAATTTAGGGGTTGACATTACAGACGGAGCCCTGTATTATCATGCTAATTATGTAAAACCATATTGGGCAAAAACAATGCGTGTTGTTGCTCGAATTGGTGACCATATTTTTTATCGCTAGAGAGGTGCAAATGCAAACACGACTTATATCATATTCACAGGTTCGAGAAGGTGACTTCATTGGGCTTGATGATATGCAAGAACTTATCGCTTATTGTGCGAGGGTTTCTAATCCTGCTAATCAAATGAATAGTGAGACTTCTGAGAAACTTATTAGATATCTAATCAAACATGCACACTGGTCACCACTTGAAATGGTCAATGCTTGTTTAGAAATTGATACTACCCGTGACATTGCACACCAAATTGTACGTCACCGTAGTTTTGCTTTCCAAGAGTTTAGTCAGCGTTATGCAGACCCAAAAGAAATGGGTGAACAATTTGTTTTGCGTGAAGCACGACTACAGGATACAAAAAATCGTCAGAACAGTATTGAGATGAATCCTGATGACGCAACCCATCGTATCATTTCAGAGACATGGGCTGAAGCACAACAAGAAGTGATTGACTTAGCAAAGCGCACATACGAATGGGCGATTGATAATGGTATTGCAAAAGAACAGGCTCGTGCTGTATTACCAGAGGGTCTTACCAAAACTCGACTGTATATGAATGGGACAATTCGTTCTTGGATTCATTATATTGAATTGCGTGGTGCTAATGGCACACAAAAAGAACACATGGAAATTGCACATGCTTGTGCAGAAGTAATCAGTGAAGTATTCCCACTTGCAGGAGAGTTATATGAAAGAGATTAAAACATTCATGCTACCGATAACTAGAGAAGCGTTTACTACAGAGGTCAAATCAGTTCTTGCTGATAAGAACATTCCTGTAATGGATGCTATCATTGATGTTTGCGCACGGCATGAAATTGAGTTAGAGGATGTTGCACCGTTAATCGATGCGAGGATGAAAATGGAATTAGAGAACGAATTCCGTGAAATGAATTATCTTCCAAAGATTGCACAGTTGCCTTTATGAGAATGACACCGTTCGAAACATACAAAACATATCTTGCACTTAAACAACATTTTACCCTTGACAACTATGATTACTTCAAGTATAATGGTAAGATAAGAGCAAGTGAAAGTTCTTTCAATAATCGCAGAGATAGGTTCTTCTTTAGTAAACTAGCAAGAGCCCTCGGTGATGATGAGATTGTAGAACTATTTGTTTCTAACTTTTTAGAAAATGAAAAGGTCTGGATTAAAGACATGTTCTCTGATGATGCGAAGTCTCGATTTCGTAGATATCAAAAAGTCATGCAATCCCTATCTTACATTTTCAAAGAAGAATTTGTGAAAGTCCGTGACTACATGGATGAACATGATTTACAGTTTGATGACTTGTTTGCTGTTAAAAGCAATGAGCCACCTCTGATAATCACGTTGCATCTACAAGGAACTATATCCTTGCAGTCATTGATAATTGCAAATAAGGTTCTTGGCTTTATGAGCAGGTTTGATAAGCGTGTGGATGACCCATACATCTATCTGCCTGTTAGTGTTAAAGTTAAGAAGTTTGAACCTTTTTTGAATGTCGCAGATGTGACAAAATATAAAAAGGTACTAGCCCAAATTTTTACTTGACAAGTAGAGAGGAATGCTATATAATAATGCCTACACTATGAATAATGTGGATACGAAATCTGATACAACGCAAAATATTAGGAGATAAACAATATGTCTTTTGCACAACTAAAGAAGTCTGCTGGCGACTTCTCAAAACTAGCCGAGCAACTCAACGAAACCACTGCGAACAAAACGCAATCCAACTCGGGTGAAGATACTCGCTTCTGGAAACCTGATGTAGATAAAGCAGGCAACGGCTATGCTGTTATTCGCTTTCTACCAGCACCAGAGGGTGAAGACCTTCCATGGGTACGTTTGTGGGACCACGGGTTCCAAGGACCAGGCGGCTGGTACATCGAAAACTCTTTGACTACTCTAGGTAAGCCAGACCCAGTCTCTGAGTATAACTCTAAACTTTGGAATTCAGGTGTTGAAGCGAACAAAGATGTTGTTCGTAAACAAAAGCGCCGTCTGAAGTATATCGCTAACATTATGGTTGTCAATGACCCTAAGCATCCTGAGAACGAAGGCAAAGTCTTCTTGTATCAGTTTGGTAAGAAAATCTTTGACAAGATTAACGAAGCGATGAACCCTGCATTCGAAGATGAAACACCAATCAATCCATTTGATTTTTGGACTGGTGCGAACTTCAAATTGAAAATCCGTCAAGTCGAAGGCTATCGTAATTATGATAAGTCTGAGTTTGATAGTTCATCACAGTTGCTTGAAGGTGATGATAAACTTGAAGAGACTTGGAAGTCTGAGTATTCTCTTCAGGAGTTTCTTGCAGACAAGAACTTCAAGTCTTATGAGCAACTTAAGGCTCGCCTCGATAAAGTTCTTGGACTTGCTGGAGGTGTCGCAACTGCGGCTGTAGCAGAAGAAACGCAAACATTTGAAGCGCCTCGTGCGTCTGAGACTGTTGCCCAACCTGCTCGACCACAAGCATCTGCTCCTGCAACCGCAGAAGAGGAAGATGATACATTGTCTTATTTTGCAAGTCTTGCAGAAGAGGACTAAGAAGTAGGCAGTCTGAGCCTAAAGTCGCAGAGTAAGCCTCGGACTAAATCAGACATTACAACAAAGGAGAGTAGCACTACGCTACGGAAAAAGGGGGACTTAGGTCCCTCTTTTTTTTATGTTGCTGGTATACTTGACCCACGATAATCGTCATATGAATTTCTCACTGGGATTTGTGGAGACACTCTTTGAATAGTGGAGTTGTTAGTTACTGGAGCATTGACTTGAGTGACACTACCAGGTTGTGCATTTCTTGCACTGGCTGCGGCATCTGCTTCCATGTTTCTGTTTTCTGCTATTGTACTATTCAATGTCTGACCAACTTCTGGTGCAGGTGGTGCGAGTTCCGAAGTATTCACTCCTGCATTTTGTAGAATTTGTCCTGCTTGGTTGATGCTTCCTTGACTGACAGGTTGCATCGTCATTGTGTCTGGGTCGAGTTGTTCTGTTATATCACCAGACATAATATCTTTTGCCCAAGCAATTTTGGCTAGTCCTTGATTGACTAGTCTTTTCTTTCTACCATTGATGCGAGATAGATTACCATTTTCTTCTTCAATAGCATTTAAGATATTTTGCTGTTCGAGTAATGCTTCTTCAGAAATGTTACCACTCGGAACGGCTCTCATCAAGTCTGGTAATGACATTATTTTACTTACATCGATAGAGGCACCTGCGTCTGGTGCTGGTGATGCTTCCACGTTAGACCCACCTGTGTCTCCACCTGTTTCTGCGGTCGGAGGATTTCCACCGTTCTCCCAGAATGCGGCTTCTTCTGCTTTAAGTCTTTCAAGTTCTGCACGTTCATCATTTGAGTTACTGAATAGTCCGTCATACTCACCATTGAATAGACCAGTCTCAAGTTCTTGGATTCTATCTTGTCTTTCAAGGGATTGTTGTTCTGGTGTAAGTTCTTCATCGTCACCAAATCCAAAGAATGAAAGCACTGCATCTTTTGCCTGTCCCATCTTGTCTTTGTATTCGTTCCAGTATGCCTTAGCACCCTCTGTTGCATTATCTACAATATTCTTAACAGTCTCAGCGGCGGCAGATAGTTCATCATCAACACCAAGTGCTTCTGCACCTGCCCAAATGCCACTACCAATAGCATCAACTGCATCTCCTGCTAACTCGCCTGTCAATGCAAGACCATCACCAATGCTGTCCATTGCTGTTGCACGAAGAACTGCGGCGCTGTCCATAGCGGCTAAGTCTTCTGGTGACATCTCTAAGTCTTCTGCGAGAAGTACAAGTTGTTCTTGTGTTAGACCAGCGACACTTGAAAGTCCTTCTGGTAGAGCATTTACTTTTGCTTGTAGTGCGGCACGTTCATCTTCAGACATACCTTCGATATCTGGAATAGCCATTCCTGTCAAAGAGTTTCTTACTGACTGGAATGCTCCGTCTACAGAAGTTGTTACTGCGGATACTGCACTCGCAACACCTGCTGAAAGTGAATCCCACCATGATGGGTCAACTTGACTATTGAGTTCGTCAGTTGCAGTCTCAAATGCATCTTCGGCATTGTAGAAATTATCTTCGGCTGTTGCAAGTTGGTCATACATTGCTTGAGGAACAGAAACGCCTGCTTCCTCCATTCTGTCAATTTGTGCGGCTAGATTGTTGTATTCGTTTGCGGCTCTATCTCTTGCGGCTTGTAGTTCACCAACTTGTTGAGCGGCTAATGATTGTGCATTAACTTCATCTACCTGCGCTAGTAATTCATTCTTAGCGGCAAGGTATTCTTCTTCTGACATGAGACCTTGTTCGTAAGCCTGTTCAACACCGTTAAGACTATCTACTAGTGCTTGTTGTTTGTCTCTAATTTGATTAGATGTATCTTCTAGCATCTGGTCCATATTTGGGTCAATCATTTCACCCAACCAAGAACCTGATAGACTTCCGATGATTGCACCTACACCAGCACCCAATACAGTACCAATACCTGGAACTACAGAACCAATAGCGGCACCCATAGCGGCACCAGTTGCGGCTCCTGCTAATCCACCAACATCTTCACCTTCAATGCCAGTAGCAATATCATCGTCTAAAAGATTAGAAGCAATATCCCATCCATCTTTTACTGCCATACCCAAGCCAACTGCAACTGCACCAATTGGTAATGCTTTCATAAGCATTGGACCAAACTTAGTTGCCATACCAGCAATGCCTTGCTTTAATCCTCTACCACCTAAGAATCCTAGAATGTTATCTAAGAACCCACCACCTTCACCAGCGGCGGCTCCACTAACTTCAACATTCATGTCTTTGTTAGCGATTGCTTCTAGTGCTTCTAGTTGGTCATCGGCTCTACGCTCACCTTCTCTTCTGGCTTCTTCTTCTCTAAATGCATTAGCATCTTGGTCTTCACGCCAGTCAAGGTTATCTTCACGTTGAGCCTCAAGTGTTGTATCAACAGATGTCATAGCATCATCGATTGATTGACGCTGTGCTTTTGCTTCTTCTCTACGTTGCTTGATGCTGTCACCAATCCACTTAGTAGCGAACATGATAACAGGGTTGTTTGATGTAAGACCTGCAACGATAGATGTAACATCTACTGCATTATCTTCAAGTGTCTTCTTTGCCATATCGACAAGACGACCACCATTTGTTGTATTTGCTTTGAAAGTTTCTTGAACAGTATTGACTTGTTCTTGTAGAATTTGACGTTCAACATCATTCAAATCTGATGCTTGTTGAATAGTCTTTGATATATCGTTAATCTTGTCTGTTGAATACTTTAACTGTTTACCAGTTGCTTTCTCTGAAGCCTCAACAGTTTTTGAAAGCATTTCAAAGTATGCTTTACCAGTAGCAGACATACTATCTGCTTGACCTGAAATAGCCGCCATAGCAAGTTTTGTACGCTTCTCTGATTCCGTAGCGTACTTGTCCAAGTTCTCACGCATGAGTTGTTCTTGTAGTTTTTTGATATCGACAGCCATTTCAGTTATCCCTTATTTGCCTTTTGTGTATGCTTCTTTGCCGTAGAAAGCGGCGATGATAGCGGCAACGGATACGAAGTAGGTAGCCGCCATATCACCTAAGATATCGCCTGCTTTATCTAAACCAAACCCTATTGCTATTACGACAGCAAACGGATACAATAGCATACCTGCCAAGGCAAACCATGCCATATTACGTTGTGCGTCTTCTTTTTTATCTTCATTTTCAATTCGTAACATTCTCTCGTGCTTTTCAAGTTCTTCATTAGTTACAATTCCATCGCCATCCAAGTCAGCATCTTCAATTATGCTACCTGCTTCTAGTTGTTTACCAGCCATGTCGTTTCCTTTATTCTATCTTCTTTGAAGATTTCTTTGTTTTATCTTTTCATTCTCATCCTGAATCCATGCTGATAACATAGCGACATATACTTCACGTTCCCAAGGCATCATATTTTCTAACTCTACTAATGAATATTTATGATGTTGCATCAAAGCAAAGTTAGTCGAAAACAAGTTTTCTAGGCTCTCATGGCTGAGCCCTATACGAAAAAATCGTTTAAGCCCTTCAACGTGTGTTGTGTTTCTTCACCACAACCTTTACACTGATAAGTGACAGTGTGTTCTAATTTAGGAACCGCTTGAAAGAAATCTTCAATCTTTCTAAATTGTTCCGAGGTCAATGTATCGAAGAATGCAGACAGTTCTTCATCTGTTGCATCTTCTACTTTGTGGATTTCACTTTCGTCCCAAATGTATTCTGTGCATTTTCTTAACAGAGCCATGATACGGTTGACTTCATTCTTGTCTTTGTCCGCCGCAATTTCTGAGATAATGTCTACAGAGGGGTGTTTCACTTTAATACCAATATTATCAGTAAGTGAGATTTTTGGGTCTACTTTCTTTTTCCACTTCAATTCGATTTCGTTAATGTCAATATCAACAGGTGTTACTGTTGCGCATTCTTTACCTTGTCTATTCTTTCCTTGCATGTGTCTAAAGTTGAGAGTGATAGTTTCACCTACAGACTTTGAACGCAGTTCTAAGAATATCTTTTCAATATCATAACCAGTAATTTCTCCAACATTAAAATCTTTACTGATTACACAATTCGTAATAACTTGCTTGACTGCACGAAGTACGTCTGCTTCAGTTGCGCCTTCTGTCAATGCCATAAGCAATAGTTTCTCTTCTTTTACAAGAAACGGTCTAAACTCAACTGGCTTGCCAG